GAGCTCTTGGTGACAAGCCATTGAAATATCATTCTGCAAAGTTTAAGAGAGCAACTGGTAAAGATTTTAAGATTTTTATTATTAATCAACACAAGCAACGAAATTCAAAGAAAGCAATTTACATGGAAGTGTATAGAAGTGATTTCAATCTTGATATGTCTGAAGTAAAGGAGTTTTCAGAATGGCTTCAAAAATAAAATTATATAATGATGATATGTTTAATATTTTGGGGGAGATTGAACCACAAAGTATTGATTTATTACTGACAGATTTTCCATACGGCACTTTGAATAAAAGAAATGGGTGGGATGTCATAATTGATTATGAGCAATTTTGGAAATATGTTGATAAAATATGTAAACCTAATGCTGCTATAATAACAACAGCTCAACAACCATTTACATCTAAAGTTATATCTACGAACTATTTTATGTTTCGTTATTGTTTAGTGTGGGAGAAATCTAAAGCAACTGGTTATCTTAATTCAAAAAAGATGCCCCTTAAAGCACATGAAGACATAGTAGTTTTTTATAAAAAATTATGTACATATAATCCACAAATGGTGGATGGAGAACCATACGATAAGGGAATTGCAGTAAGGGATACAGAAGCTTACGGAAAACAAACAAAAAAAGTTCATGTTAAAAATGAAAGTGGTAAAAGATTTCCTCGTAGTGTACTATATTTCAAAACTGCTGAAAGTGAAGGAAAATTTCATCCTACACAAAAACCTTTAGCTCTTATGGAATATCTTATAAAAACATATAGTAATGAGAATGATAATATTCTTGATCCATGTATGGGGAGTGGAACTACAGGCGTTTCTTGTATACAAACAAATAGAAATTTTATAGGTATAGAAAGAGATGAGGAATATTTTGATATCGCAGAAAAAAGAATCAAAGATACTGAACCATTATTAAATTTCACTTAAAAAGACTTGACAAATCCCGCTAACATCTATATAATAGTATTATGGAAACTTTAAAAGAACTCAAAAAATTCGACGCCGTCCTTCGGATGAGTCGTTTCTCTACCAAACGTAAAGGTAACGACAAGAAGCGTCTTTCCAAAAAACTTTGTCGTAAAAGGGTATCATGGTAAAGAAAAAAGAAAAGAAGAATGAGGAAGAACCTCAGCATGTCAAAGACGAAAGAAAAGTCGATGAGGCAATTGAACGAATGTCTGATCAAGCTCAAATGGATATGTTCAATGATGAAACAATGAACTGGAGCGGTTTGAGGTGAGCTATTCTCGTTGGATTAATTCAGAATTCTATACATTCTGGTCGGGTAGTGGTGCATCAAAAAAAGAAGAAGAACAATTTTGTTGTATGTTTTCACTTGACAGTGCACCTCATTTCAGTTATAATGAAGTTAAAGATATGATTAAGAATCCAGATTTAATGCGATATAAGATCACAGATGATTTGTATCCAGAACATATCGAAGAATTACTGACCTATATGGGTCAGTTTATCGCTGATGTGGATCAGCATTATTTTAGTAAACTCTCTAATATAAGAGGTGGGCAATGACCCCAGCAGTAAGAAGACTAGTAGTAGAAACCATAATTCCAGCTAACTTCAAGTATGTCGCACGTGACCAAGATGGTTCTGTGCATGTTTTTGAAGAGAAACCTAATTTAGATTATGGTACAAATGCAAATCCTACTGCATGTGATATGTGGGATGTGTATAAAGGTGAAACGATGCAGGTCAGTCCAAAGACGCCTGTGTCTGCAAATTATCTGACTGAAGAGTTGGGTGATTGGCGTGACTCCTGTGCGGAGATAACATAACTAACGAGTACAGACATAAATGAGTCCTAATCGTAGAGCTCGTATGGAACGAGCAGTTAAGAGACATGAGAAGACAATTGCTTCTCATGAGTCTGGTCAAGAATTGACTAGACGAATCATCGAAGAACATGCTGAGAGCACCTCTCAGAAGTTCATGAAGTTCAACTCTAATCCTAGTGAGGATCAGATTGAGAAACTTCGCCTCAAGAAGCTCGAAAGAGCCAAATCTTCCCTAGAACAAACAAAAAATAATCTACGCGGTTAATTTTTTGTCTTGACATTCCTCTCTCATTTTGAGATAATGGTTACAGAATGAGAGAGAAACCCACAACGGAGTTTATATGTCCCTAGTAAATACAAAATCAATGTTGGCCAAACTACTGGCCAGTGAGAACATCACAGTTGAACATGGTAATTATGAAACCGCTTCAATGGATGTCAAGAATCGAGTCCTTAGACTTCCAATCTGGAAAGAAATGAGCGGTTCTCTGTATGATCTCATGGTTCTCCATGAGGTTGGACATGCACTTTACACACCAGAAGATGGATGGCATGAGTCAGCATCTTCCAAGGGTCATGGTTACAAGTCATTCCTTAATGTGGTTGAAGATGCCAGAATTGAGAGAAAGATCAAAGACAAGTATCCAGGCGGTCGTAGAGCTTTTACTGAAGGTTATCTTGATTTGATCAAGAAAGATTTCTTTGGTATCAAGGGAATGGATCTTAATGAATTGGGATTGATTGACAGAATCAATCTTTACTTCAAAGGTGGATTTGTTCATGATATTGAGTTCTCCGATGAGGAAATGGAGTTTGTTGATAAAGTCAGCAAGACTATGACTTGGGATGATGTTGTTCGTGTCACTGATGAACTTTATGCCTATGCCAAGGAGAATGAATCTGAAACAGATATGTCAGATCATTCCATGATGTCTTTTGGTGATGATGATGGTGATGGTGATTCCGATGAAATGGAAATGGACATGCAAGGTGAAGAATCTGCCGAGTCCTTCTTGGATGCATCGGAAGAACTGAGAAAACTTGGTCTTGAGGCTGGTGACGAAGAAAAAGAAGATGGTGAGTCTGGTGGACCCTCCGCCGAGAATGAAGGTGAGGATGAAGAATCTGATTCAGATGGTGAGTCTACTGGCGATGAATCAGCAGAGGATGGAGAAGATGCTGAATCTGAATCTCATTCAGATGAAGGCTCTGAGAGTACTTCAAATGTTGATAACAGAGGATTTGGATCTGGTGCTTCGAGAGGAAATCCAGTTGAAAGTGGTGGTTCAATAGAGATTGATCCTTCTTCACTTACTGATAAGAATTTTCGGGAACGTGAAAGTGAACTGGTTCAAGATTCTGAGTCTGGATATTCTTACGACTACGGAAACATGCCAGTTGCCGATACTTCAAAAATTATCATAGACCATAAAGAGATTCATGGTTTGATTTCAGCACATTACACTAAAGCTCTGGAAAATAACAAAGATGGAGATCAGATTGGTAACGCAACGAAAACTTTTGTTGAGTTTCGAGCCAAAAATAAAAAGACTGTTGAATATCTGGCCAAAGAATTTGAAATGAAGAAGGCTGCAGATGCTCATTCTAGGACAGCGACAGCCAACTCTGGTATTATTGATACTGGAATGCTTCATGAGTACAAGTACAATGAACATATCTTCAAGAAAATTAATGTAACCTCTGATGGCAAGAATCATGGGCTGGTCATGGTTGTCGATTGGTCTGGTTCCATGAATGGAAACATCAAAGGCTCAATTGAGCAGATGATGGTTCTGGTGATGTTCGCTAAGAGAGTCAATATTCCTTTTGAAGTTTTTCTTTTTTCAGATTCATATCCATCTGGAAGATATAGGTCAAGAGCCAATAGTGATGAAATGAGCTGGACTCATAAGGATGGTGGTAAAAGGGGAGACTTGGTAATCAGCGGTTATCATCTTCTGAATGTCTTTTCCTCAAGAATGAGAGCCAACGAGTTACATACTGCCTACATCAACATGACAGCAATTGCTGATTGTTATGATAGAGATTTTTACTATAATCGTTATCGGACAATGCCTCAAGAAATGAGTCTGGGTGGCACACCTTTGAATGATTCACTTATGACTATGCATACTTACCTGCCAGAGTTCAAAGCGAAGAACAATGTTCAGATTGTAAATCTGATTTATCTCACAGACGGCGATTCTGCTGGTGGTGAGTATATCTGGGAACGCAGAACTGAGACTCGTAAAGATCGTTATGGAGAGAGTTTTGAAAAGTATATAGATATTCGTGGTCTTGAGCGTGGGTATCAGTGGAATACTAGGAGTAGAACAAAAACAGTGATACGAGATTTGAATACCAAAAAAGAGTATGTCATGAACATTTCTGGTGCTGGAAGATTCAGTCGTAATGATATGACAAATACTCTGGTAGAAATCTTGAGAGATGCTCATGGATGTAATGTTGTAAACTTTTACATTGTTCCAAAGTTGAGTCGTTATGACATAGTTGATTTTGTTTCTGACAAATCAGAAAACAAGACATTAGAAATTGAAAAACTTCATTCTTCTTGGAGAAAAGAAGGTCATGTCATTGGTGAAAATTATGGTGGCTGGTCTGAACTTTACTTGATCCGTGGTGGAAAAAATCTTGATGTTGTAGAAACAAATCTTGATGTCAATACTGGAGCCAAGAAAGGTGAGATCAAGAGAGCCTTTGCCAAGATGAACAAGAACAAGTTGAAGAATCGTCTACTACTTTCAAAGTTTGTAGATATGGTGGCTGCGTGATGGTGACCGAGTGGCTAGGTGATGGTCTGCAAAACCATTTACGGCGGTTCGATTCCGTCCCATCACTCCAACGCACTGGGGGAAAACAACATTCTGTCAGTTCTGGTGGTGGCCAGGCAAAGGGGTGTGAAGGACGGCAGGCCGGAAGCCCCAAGTTTTCCCTCACAATTTATTTATGAAAAAAGACTTGACACTATTCTCAAAATAACATATACTATAATCTGATGAGTGAGAGATTAACCCTTTCGGAGAGCGATATGAAAATCTCTAAAAAATATAAAGTGGTATTAAACTCCTGTTTCGGCGGGTTTGGATTGTCAAAAGAGGCAATTCAAATGTTGATTGACAAACATGGGTTGGATATTGATTCAGAGTATGGATATGTTGACAACGATGATTTTGGCATTGATGATGAGAGTCATGATGCATATCGTATGGATAAGCGTTTAGTTTCTGTTGTCAAGAAACTTGGTGTAGACAGAGCATCTGGTAAATATGCTTCTCTTAGAATTGTAGATGTACCAGATGAGGTTGTAGAAGTTCATGGTTGGCACATTGATGACTATGATGGATGTGAGTCTGTTCACCAATCCCATTGGGTAGGCTAAAAAAAGACTTGACAATGATTGTCATTAATGAGATAATATAATCTGAATGAGTGAGAAAACCTTTAATGAGAGAATGATATGAGTTTGAGTCCAGCAAAACAGAAGTTTGTAGATTGTGCATCAGAGATATATGGTGAGGGTGCAATACTTGATCGTGAAATGATCAATAATGTTTGTGATATAAATCACTTACCAAGCCCTTCATGGTTTCCTCGTTCAACCTATAGTGTTGGTCGAGGTCAATTTAAACTTCCAGTTGAGGGTGATCCTACTCCAACTGTTTCAAAACCTAAAGTAGTAGAGGCTCTAGTGGCTAATGAAGAAGCTGTCATGGCATATCATAATCCAACAGAAAGTTTGGTTCCTTCAAAAGATCCATTGTATGTTCCTTTTGGACACTTCAATGACATTTACAATATTGTAAAGTCTGGTATGTACTATCCAGCCTTTGTTACTGGTCTATCTGGTAATGGTAAGACCTTCATGATTGAACAGGCCTGTGCCAAGGCAAAGAGAGAATTTTTCAGAGTCAACATTACAGTTGAGACTGATGAAGATGATCTGTTAGGTCACTATGCTTTAATTGATGGTAATACAGTCTGGCAGGATGGCCCTGTCATCAAAGCCATGGAACGTGGTGCAGTTCTTCTCCTTGATGAGATTGACTTGGCATCTTCCAAGATCATGTGTCTCCAGCCTGTGTTAGAAGGTAATGGAGTGTTCCTCAAAAAAGTAAATCGGTTCGTTTCACCTTCCAAGGGTTTCACAGTCTTGGCCACAGCCAATACTAAAGGTAAAGGTTCTGAAGATGGTCGATTTATCGGAACTAACATTCTGAACGAAGCCTTCCTTGAAAGGTTTCCTATCACAGTTGAACAAGAGTATCCTTCAATGTCAGTTGAGAGAAAGATTCTTGACAAGGTTTTTGGTAGTCTTGATGTAGACGCTGGTGATTTTTCTGAAAGGTTGGTCACTTGGGCCGACATCATTCGTAAGACCTTCTATGAAGGTGGAATTGATGAGATCATCGCCACACGGCGTCTGGTCCACATCGCCAATGCCTATGCTATCTTCGGTGATAGAAAGAAGGCTATCGAAATGTGTATCGCTCGTTTTGATGAGGATACCAAAACTTCTTTCCTTGACCTTTACTCAAAGGTTGATGAAGAAGTCTCCAATGCCATGGCCGATGAGGCTGGAGTAGAGAGTGAAACCAAGTCTGATAATGCAGATGACTTGACACCCTTCTAAAATATGGTATAATAAATAGAGTGAGTCATGAAACGGCTCACTTTTTTTATAATGTCTTGTGGAGTATATGATGAAGCAATCACACCTTTATGTTTTAATCGCAACTGTCTTATCTTTGGCACTATCCATATATTTGTTTTTCTTTATGGATCATTATGATGCCAAACTTTATGGAATCTATGTAGGTCTTTGGGTTCCATCCATTCTTGGAGCTTTCAGAGTTATTGAAACTGGAAGAATAGAGAAAGAAGATGGGACTGAGTGATTTTTTTAATGACCCTAATTCCGCAATCATCTTTGGTTGCGGGATTGTTGTTTCGGCAGTTTTTATAATTGGCGTAACGAAATCTTTATACGGACCCAATAAATGATTTTTATGATGATGTTCGTTGCCATGGTAATCGTGGCAGTGATCTCTTTGACCACTATGGCATATGTTGCAATTTGGCCAAAGAAAAAAGTACAACATAACAAATGTCATACTGACAACATGAAGATAGAAGATCTTCATGGCCATACTGAACCTCATGTATAGGATTGACAACATGGAAAAAGTTATCAATGTATTTAAATGGATTTTATCATTTTTGATGCTGTGTGTATCACTTTATATTCTGGATAAGCACTATCCAGATTTATGTTTGGCCATTGGATTAGGTTTCATTGGTTTCAAACTTTTTGAATCAACCCTTCCAAAATACGAGAGATATGTACGAGACTGATACTTACGAATTTAGTTTTAATAGTGGTAACAAAATTGCCAGAATTGAAATTGGCCAAGATGGAGATCTTACTTTAACAGATGTTCTTCGTGCAGTTCAAGATGTTCTAGTTGCAGGTGGTTTCACTTATGTAGATGAAGTACGAGCGGTAAACTATGGTGAAAGAAAAAATAAAATGTATTCTTCAAATCCAGAAGATGCAATCTGGGAAGAAGAAATAGAAATTCCAGTTCCAGAAGATGATGGATTCAGAGAAGTTCAACATGAGACAGTAGTGCTCAATTCTGACGAAGAAGCTACAGCAAATGTTTTTGAAAACCAATATTAAGGAGTTTGATGGAAATTGAAGTAAAGATTGAGGAACTACGAAAGAAAAAGATTTTCGTAGCAACTCCTATGTATGGTGGCATGTGTTCTGGTATGTACACAAAAGCCACTGCAGACCTTGCGACTATTTCAACGCAGTATGGAATGGACATAAGGTTTTTCTATTTGTTCAATGAGAGTTTGATCACACGTGCAAGAAACTATCTGGTTGATGAGTTTCTTCGCAGTCCTTACACTCACTTGATGTTTATTGATTCCGATATTCATTTCAATCCAAATGATGTTTTGACTTTGGCTGCTTTGGATAAGGAGATCATTGGTGCACCCTATCCTAAGAAGTGTATTGCTTGGGAGAAGGTTCGTAATGCAGTTGATGCTGGATTGGCGGATGAAGATCCTAGTAAACTTGAAGAGTTCACTGGTGATTTTGTTTTCAATCCTGCAGAAGGTACTCAGGAAATCAAGTTGACAGAACCAGTTGAAGTTCTGGAAATCGGCACAGGTTTTATGTTAGTTGAGAGATCCGTCTTTGAAAAGTTCAGAGATGCATATCCTCAGTTCTCATACAAACCAGATCACAATCGGTCTGAACATTTTGATGGTTCAAGATACATCCATTCATTCTTTGATACTGTCATTGACTCCGATGCATTTGCTGGTGAGGGATCAAATGGAAGTGATCGTTATCTGTCAGAAGATTATATGTTCTGCCAGTTCACTCGTAAGCTCGGAATCAAAACTTGGTTCTGTCCTTGGATGCAACTTGGTCATGTTGGGTCTTATGTCTTCAATGGTACGATGGGTGCCTTGGCAAATCTGGACTATGCAGCGCATGGTATGGATACCGAAAGTCGGCCACATCTTGTGACTAAAGAAGAAGAACAGGCTGTTGAACAAGAAGCAGGTAGAAAGCTCTCTCGTGCTGAGCGGAGAAAAATGGCACGAAATAAGAGGAAGAAAAGTTGACATTTTGCCAATACTATGTTATACTATACTATATCAAGTCCATATTCTAAGAAGGAGTATATTATGCGGTTATCTGAACAAACTGTTTCCTTGTTGAAGAACTTTGCTGGTATTAATCAAAATATCCAGTTCAAAGCAGGAAACAAACTTCAAACCATATCGGCCCAGAAGAATATTCTTGTGGATGCCGAAGTTCCAGAGTTATTCCCTAGTGACTTTGCAATTTATGATTTGAACAAGATGTTAGGGGTGATGTCTCTTTTCCAAGATCCAGAGTTGGAGATTGGCGATAAGACAATGAAAGTTGGTGGTAAAGTAAACTATATGTTTGCCGATCCATCAATGATTGTAACTCCACCAGAGAAAGAATTGGCTTTTCCTG